TTAAAGGCTTTTATCATTTCGCCTTTATTATTTTTAATAAGAAGTTTCATAATAAGTAAATCAACTAAAGCATTTAAGTCTTCAAAGTTGTTTGATTTCTTAATTATGTAATTTCTTTCTTCTAAGGTTAATGGCTCTGAATAGAATACACTAGCTTTACCATGCTCGTCTTTCCACTCCTCAACTTCGATAGTGATAGTTTTTAGAGTTTCAAAATGAGATTTAACTCGATCAATAACTGACATAAATTAGGATTATACAGTACCTATAGTTAAAGCACCTGTTCCTTGAAAAGTAACAGTTCTTGAAATAATTGCGTCCATTGAGTTATTAACTGACATTCCTGTAACAATTCCTGTTCCTGTAAAACTTCTGTCGCCACTTGCATTACCCTCAGGTAATAAAATGAAAGCTATTGAAGCACCAGCAACTAAAGTTGTTTGTGGTGTATCTGTTTCGTCAAAGTGCATTTCTAATGTTCCAGAGAATGATGTTCTTCCAGCAACAAATGATTTAGTAGCATCTGTTAAAGCTGTATCTTCTACAACATCTCCTGTTGTTTCAAGTGTGAAGCTAGTAAGTTCCCCTACTCCTGTTCCACCAGCTGTTACAACTCCTTCTTTTCCGTGATGTGTTGCCATTTCTTATCCTTATTTGATTTAGTTTGTTTAATTTGTTTTTCTTTCTTATAGCCTAAACTTAAAAAATGTTCAAGATTAGATTCATTAATAGTTATCTCTGAATTACCTTTATATAATTTAATATCCTTAGCCATAAGTCCTTTTACAGTTTATCATCTTCTTCGTCAATATCTTCTTCATCTTCTTCAAAATCATCTTCAAAATCTTCTTCCCAATCTTGACTATTATCTTCTTGGTTTTCTTTTAATTCAGCTAATAAGTCTTTTACTTCTTCACAAAGCATAGATTCTTTATCGTGTAATTTTTCTATTTGGTCTATTTTTTTTTCTATTCTGTTTATAATTTTTGTTGTCATATTATCTCCTATGGTGTTCCAGCTTGATATTCATACATACATCTAATAGTCATTCTTATTCCACCAACAGGAAACAAAGAACCCTCGTCAGTTTCTACTTGTATGACTTCTGTATCAAGTGCATTACTATTTCTTGTAATATCAGTTTCTAATGCAGTTTCAATAGCTGTTATCAGTTCATTTCTTTTAGTATCTATATTGGCCTCTGCACCTTTAACAAAACCAAGTACAACAAAATCAATAGTACCATGTCTTGTTTTAGCACCACTTCCTAATTCTGAATCATCTCTATTTTCTTCTGATGTTTGTACTATTACTGCTGGATATTGTTGCTCTGATAATTCATCTAATAAAAAAGGTTGTCTTGTGGCTTTTCTAATTGTTATTGGGCTAGATATACCTGATATAGTTGATAGTAAATTACTTGCTATGTTTTCTCTTACACTCATATTCTAAACTTTCTTAATTCTTTTTCTACAAATCGATTGAACTGTTTACTTATAATCTTTTCTGTTCTTGAATTAAAGCCAAAAAATTCTCGTTTTGTTTTTCCTAATACTTGATTAAATACTGCTCTTTGACGCATTTGTGAGTTTGTAAAATTTACTGAAACTTTATGTTTACCTGTTTTTTTAACTGAACCAGATGGGGTTAAACTACCTAACATTCGACCTGTATAAAATAAATCTACATTAGTTGATTTACCCTCTCTATTTAATTTTTTTAAGTAACCTTGTGAGTAAGGTGCAAATGGTCTATCTCGAAAGTCTATACCTTTTTGTGTTTTAGTTCTAATTATATCTACTAATTGGAATCCAGCTTGTTTTACACCTTTATCAATGACTCTTGATAATACTGATTGAAACTTTTTTAATTTTTGAGATACTTGTTTTTGATTAGATGTAATCTTTAATGTTACAGCCATTACCTAGTCAATCTTCTAAATCCATGTAAAGGCTCTCTTTCATTAGCAACAATAGTTCCTGACGAGTCAACATCATACTCAACACCATCTTCTAATATCATTCTCCATTCAATATTGTATTGACCCATGTAATATTCTTGCATTCTTTCAAATCTGTCTTTTTCTGTTTCTGGTCTAAATTTAGTTAATGCTGGTAAATAAAATCTGCCAAGAAATAGATAAACACCAGCTCTTTCAAATTGATCTAAATTTACTTTTGTATTAACCATCTCAGCAGTATTTAGAACTGTAATATCTGTAAATATATTTGTTTTATATACAGGCCACCATTCAACCCTTAATGCTCTTAAAATATCATTTGTAGTTTGTGCTAAAAAATTAGTTGTTTCTGTAGCTGTTGTAGAAATACCAAAATCAAAAGCATCAGGCTGATATTTTAAAACATCTGATGTAGTTATAACATCTGCACCTGTATAATTAGCCATATTATAACACCCAAAATAATATTATAACAACTGCAACAGCAACACCAATACTTACTTTAGGGTTTTGCTTTGCTAATTTTATATATTTTTTTATATTTTTCATTTCTTTTTTGCCTTTTTTTTCTTTGCTTTAATAGGTACTACTTTTGTTTCATTTTCGTAAGTTTGATCTACTTCTTTAATATTTTCTTTAATATTATTTTTAACAGGTTTCCACCCTCTAAATGTCCATATATTAATATTTTTTTGGTAATCATGCTCATTTCGTTCAATGATTTTTTTGCCATTAGTAAGTTTCATAATACACCTCTTGTTTGGTAAGGTGGGAGTTTAACCCCCACCCTACAAGTTTTATTATAGTATTGAAGAATCTGCAAGAACTTCTACACCATAAGAATCATGTAATTCGCCAACACCATAAACTGCTGTTGCTACGATTTCATCTGCTCTTAAAGAAGCATCACGCTGAGTTTCAATCTTAATATCTTGCATCATTGCAAGAGCTAAAGCATCTTTATGGAACATTCCACCTTTGAAATCTCCACCTGTACCTGTATTAGCCATGTTACCAGTTTCAAATATTTTGATACCAGCTATCTGTCCAATAAAGCCACCTCTTAATGCTTCGTTTGATAGATCAGTTGATAGACCAGCAAAAGTATTAGTTAATCCTGATTTAAGATCAAAAGCTACTTTTGGGTGCAACACACAATATGTTTCTTCAACAGGTAATCCTAATGCTCTCAAAGTTGATGCCGCATTAAAGATTGTTGCTGGCGATAAAGCCGCACTGTCTGTTCCAACTGCTGTTGAAAAACCATCAAATAGAGCAAGTAAGTCTTGATCCATTTTTTTTGCAATCGCTTCTCCAAACAATCTACCAATATCTCCAGCTACATTTCTTGGTGCTGAATTTCTTGCTAGGTCTGTTAGAGTTGTCATAATACCAACCTCAGCCGCAGTAATAGTTACTGAACTTGGGTTGATAGCTGTGTTTGATAAATCAGCCGCTTCTGATACTGCCGCCGCCGCAACTGCCGCATAAATCGGAACTTCTACTGATTTTCCACCGCCTGATATAGCATAATTTTTAACAAGATTTTTCATTATAGATTTCTCGTTAATAACAAATTGTGCTTCTGCCACTATCTCTGTATATAGTTCCGATAGTGTAGAACTTGTGCTTTCGTTTGCCATTTTATTTTACCTTTATTATTTATTTGTTAAGTTAATTTGAGTAGGTTTCGAATCTCGATCTTTTCGATACTCTGAATATTTAGCACGATCTTCTTGCTTACTCATATCTAAATCCTGAATATTAAATGGTTTTACAGTTTTACCCTCGACACTACTCTGACTTCCTGAACCAGACAAAGACCCTTGACGGAAATGTGGGTTAGCATCTAAAAACTCTTTAACTCTATCGTCTATAGTTAATAGTTCTCCTTTTGTGTTATATCGTACATTAGAATTATTATCAACTATTTCTATTCTACCATCATCAGTATATTTAACTTCGTCTTTTAATAAAGATACGACTTGTTGTGCATTTATAGATTTTTCTCTATTAGCAACAGATAAGATTGAATTGTCTACTTTTTCTTTTTTAATCTGCATTTTATATCTGTTAAGTTCAGAGTCTTTTTCAGATAATCTTTCTTGCATGATCTTTTCAATATCTGCTTTAGATTTAGCCTCTTTTAATTGTTGTTCTTTTAAAAGTTCAGCTTTCTGACTTTCTTCTTCTTGAAGTTTTTTTTCATACTTAGATTTTTCTGCTTCAAGTCTTGTTTTAATTATATTGTCTAATTGTTCTTGTGTAAAAGTATTTTGTTTTGGTGTTTCTACTTTTACTTCTTCTTTTGGTGTTTCAGTTGCTTGTACTTCTGGTGCAACATTTGTTTGTTCTTCGGACATTGTTTCTCCTATTGTTATATTATTAGTTCGCCTTTACTGTCATACCAATCAGGATTGACATAAGACCATTGATGACGACAATTATAACCACCACGAACAACTAAAGGATTTCCTGACTTCTTGCCTTTCCAGCCTCTACTTGTCCAAAGTGAATTGACTTCATCAATTGTGAAAAGTCCACTTTTCCTCTTGTTATATACTCCATTAATTATATTTCTGCAATGATCTCTCGTAGTTGGTATTACATCTCCATAATACTTAACAAAAGTAAGTCCAGCGTCTTTAGATTTATTAAAATTTAAAGTTGCATCAAAATCTCTTAACGAATCGTTTAATATTTGACCAGCGTATCTTTTCATATTCTCTCCAGCTCTATCTCTTGCAAACTTAGATTGTAGAGTTTGTATAGACTTATCAACCACTGCTTGTTTTGATTTATCAAACTTATTTTTATTTATGTAATTAACCAATCTTTGTATTTCTGGGTCATCTGAACTTGCATAGATACCATTTATTGTTTGTCTAAGTTCTTTTTCTAATACTGCAAACTCACTACCAACTAATGTATTCTGATAAACTTTTTCTGATAATCGTCTTGTAAATGTATTTGATACATCTTTAAACTGTGTAAAATATTGTTGTTTTAAATTTTGCACTAAAGCTAAATCTCCTTTTGTAAGTTCTTGAAACTCTACAGGAATATTACCAATTCTTTTGAATGTTTTTTCTATTCGTTTAGCTTGTTTATTAAAACCCTCTCTAACAACTGTATCTGACCATTTAAGATATTCTTTTTCTAAGATAGATTTTATCTGTGGCCTTATTGCTATAGCTGATTGTAGTTCAATTAATTTACCATCTGTTAAAGGTAATCTTGAAGCAGAAGCAACTACTTCTCGTTCTATTCTATCTAAACTTTTTATTAATGATTTGTAATATTCTGCTTCTGCAAGTTCTATCTGCTTAATTCTATAAAATGTTGCGTCTTTTACTATATCTGCCATTCATCTATATTTGCTCTTGCTCTACTTCTTGATCTTCTTGTGCTGGTTCGTCTTGAGTAAACTGACCTACTTCTGCTTGTGCATCTATCTCGTCAAAGATTTCGTTTAGTTTATTATCATCATCAACAACTGCTCTAGCAATTTCTTTATCAACTTCTTTTGCAAATGTTGGAGAACCTATATCTAGTGCTTTAGCTTGTTGGAAGTACATAAGATCACTTGCATAATCTCTAATGTTAAATGAATCAGGATAATTAATTTCTCCATCAAATGTAGCATCTTGGAATATAGCATATAATCTAAATAATTGTTCTTCTGCTATTTGTAAGTTGTCAGCTTTCTCAGATAGTCTAGCATTTAATAATTCAAATTCTGTTTGTAGTGCAACACCAGATGTAATCCCTGTCTTTTGAGTTCTTACTGCACCTGTATGAGCAATTCTATTTATAGAATCTACTTTGCTATTTATAGAGTCCATAATAGCAGTTAAGTTTTGGCCAGATGGTTGTAGTAAATATGGTTTTAAGTTTGGCTCTAACTCATCAGGCATTTCTATAACTGCACCAGCACCAGCACTTGCATTTACACTTGGAGTTTTAACTAGGCTTGGGTGGTTAGTTAATCTTATTAATTGTTCCATCTCTGAGTATTCATTGTAAATAGATTTTTGTAAGTCAGCTATGTCAGTTAAATCAGATTGACCAATTCCTCTTTTGTGAGATTTAGAATTGTATAAAATAACTGCTGGTATTTTGCCAATCATATTAGGTACAGTATCTATCAATCTAGGCTCTGATCTTTCTTCCATGTAGATAGTATCTATTCTATCAGGATACCAAATTCTCATGTATGTGCCACCATCTTTATCAACTTCTTCTCTAACTTTTAAATAGTTAAGTTCATACTTACCATTTACTTGTCTTTCAAAATTCCAATCTAAAACATTCTCAGGAGTAACGATTGATAAATATGGTCTTATATCTTGATCTAATTCTTCTGCTCTAGTGTTAGTAGTTACATTTGGTTTATCTAACATCATAAAACAATGACCATAAATTGATGCGTAATTTTGTGCTTGTTTAATTACTGAGTTTAAATTGTTACCCTCAAGGTCAGCATCTTTTAAAAAGTTTTGTATTGATGGTTCATCTGCCATAGAACCAAAATCTCTACTTGGTCTAACTCTAAAAAGGAATGATGAATAAATTTGGATAATATTTTTACAGTGATTATCGCATGGAGTGTTTGCAAGTCTTTGATTAAACTCGTTATCTAATTCTAAATTATATCTGTTAAGATATTGGCCAACCATATAATCAAAACCACCATTGAATGATCTAATGTAATATTCCCAATTGTTAATTGTTTCAGAATAGTCTTTGTGGGTTTCTAATGCTTGATCTTTAGTATATGCCATAAATTACTTCATTGTCCATCTTGTAGGAGAGTTAAATCTTGCCTGAGTAGTTAATGGTTTTAAGTAGTCGATCATATAACCTAGTGCGTCATTCATATGGTCGAATCCATCTTCCTTATCAGGAATATTTGTATTCTCCTTGTATATTTGTCTTTGTAAACCTTTTATCAGTGTTTTGCAAGATTGTGAAACAAAAATA